CTGGACCACCAAACCCACCAAGCATTTGTTTAGCATATATTGATCCAGCGTCTCTATAAGTTGCTGCTCCAGGACCTTTTAGTTTCTCTTGAATTTCTTGGAACATATTTTTATCACCAGATTTACCTCCTCCACTTGGGATAGATGGAAGTTTAAATCCGCCAGGTAAACCTGGCATTTTGGGTCCACTGCTAGGTACATTTGGCGTTCTTATTCCCATATTATTTGCAATTCTTGCAACAGCACCAACTGGATCAGTTAATACTGATCCAGTAGAAACATTACCTCTAGAACTTGACGATGAAGATTTTGGTGGAGTAAATGGTTGACCCCAAGATGATTTGTTAGATACATCTACTCCAAATTTAAACTTTAAAAATCTGTTAAATGCTCCAATAGGATCTTCAGAAAAAGGTCTATTTCGATAATCACCAATATATCCACCGGTTCTTGCATAAGTGGTTCCACTAATAATCTTAGGTTTATTCGTTCCACCTCCAGAAGCATTCATTGCTTCAAGAGTATCAACACCATACTTAGCAACAGCACCACGAGACATTACAAACTCACCATCACTAAGCATCGCAGGGACTTTATCTACACCCTTCTCACCACTCACAAATCCACTTGAACCACCACCAAGTGCTCCACCAAGAAGCATTCCAAGTGGTCCAAACGTAGAACCTAGTGAAGCACCTCCCAACATTCCTTTAAAGTTAAAACCTCCACCAGCAAATGCAGGAAATTTTGGAGTTACATATCCACCACCCGAAAAACCTTGTGCTTTTTGCCCACCACCATCAATGGTCTTGCTAAGTGCCATCGTGCCGCCAACGACGGCAGCAGTTTCTAATCCAGCAGCAAGAAGTTTTCCTCTTGGACCTCCAAGAAATCCTGCAACTTTTGCTAACTTACCACCTGCTTTTCCAATACCTGCTTTAACAGCAAGACCTGCAGTGGCAGCACCAAGTCTAATAGTGCCACGTATTATAAGAGATATTAAACCTCTGGCAAATTTTCCAAAAGAAGTTCCAAATACAATATAAAGAGATAGTAACTTACCCCAATGATCTCCAAAAAATCTAATTAAGGATTTAACTTTATCTTGATTTTGTGGATCTGCTAACCAATCAATTAACTTGACTATCGCTCTAGCCAAGAACATTTTTATAAAAAAGTCAATTATTCTACTTAAAATTGATTTAACAGGCGCTACTACTTTATCAACTATTTTAGAGACAGCACTAAATCCTTTCTCTAATCCTTTCTCTAGAGCATCTCTTCTTAATCTTTCTTTATCTCTTCTCTTCTGCTGTTGATTTTTTATATCAGCAGAAATACCTTGATTCAATATCTTAATAATATTACCAAGTGAATTAGTAATATCTTTTAGATATTCACTTATACCACCAATTTCTTTTTTATCTTCCGCAACTTGCAACTTTTTATATGTTGCCAATCCTCCCATTGGAGACTTTACAAGGGCCCCACCTTTTGGTCCCAATCCACCGCCAACAGGTCCAAGAACAGGACCAGTACCAGGAAAAGATGCTGCTCTTACAGTTTTTGTAGAAATTACCTTATCTACAAACTTTTCAAAACTTATCTTATTAGTTCTTTTCTTAAATGCTTCCTTTAACTGAGCATTGGAAAGTTTATGCCCACCAAGCGTTTTCTCAGTGATAAGTTCATTGAGATAGTATTCATATCTATCTTTTCCAAGAAGTTTGGATGCAGATATAGCTTTAGAAGTGGGCATTATTCATTTGCTGTTGCTGTTTTGTTTGTTCTTCTTCCAGATGTTGCTTTAGAAGCTCAACATAAACATCACGTTCCCAAGGGATCATATTTTCAATCTCTGTTAATGAATATTTATGATACTGCATTAACGAAAAATTAAGTTTGAAATATGATATCAAGTCCATATGGACCAATGCTATGCGAAAAAAGATGATAACCCTTCTAAGACAACCTCACTCTCAACATTGGTGTTTGGATTTATTACCTTAATTGTATGAGAAAGTTTTGGCATTGTCTCAAAAAACTTCTCAATATCTTTAAACTGAGAGGAATTCATTTGATCAAGAAACTCATTAATTTCTTTTTTGGTACAATCAGTTGTTGTCCAGACTTCTTCCTCAGTATAGATTTTATCAATACAAGAAGCAATTAAATCAAAGGATTGATCAATAGCATTTGCACCAGAAAAATCAAAATTATTTTTAATAAACTGTTCAAGTGATGGATATTTCATTTCCATCATAATTGAATCATCAATTTTAATTCTAGTAGAATGTTCTTCATTCTTTTGAACTTTAATATCATCAATATTAATTTTCACAGGAACTTGAGTTTGCTCATCATCAGGGCAAATAATATTAACCTCAATTTCTTCTCCAACAGACTTACCACGAATATTGAGAAATAGATATTCAATATCAAAGGTTGGAAGTTCTTCTACCTTTACTCCCTTTGTAATAATACAGTTCTTAATAACAGTCTTAATAGAAGTTGTAATTTGCTTTGTGTCTTCACTTTCCAAAGCAATTACAAGAAGTTTTTCTTCTTTAACTAGAAAAGGTCTATATTGAATTGGTTGTCCAGTTGAAGGCAATTCAAGTTCATAAGTTGGTGTAGCAATCTTTGGTAAAGGCATAATCTCCTATACAATTCAGATATGATTATTTATGGCAGGTGGACAGATGGGGAAGTGTCCATTCTATGATGAATGGGGTATGACCAGGTGCTATAATAACTACAGTTCAATCAAAAAAATGAAAGCACTTCTCAACTTCTATCTTGCTTCTGCACTATCAGTCACTACAGTTGCAACTGGTGCTTGTTTTGTCTGGTATGTTCAAGAATATGACGCTGCATATAAATATCACAAAGTCGATCCAGAGATTTCTCAAATTCACCGTAATAATTCTCTTTGGTTGGGATTGTGGGGAGGTGTATACGGACTCACAGGTGTAGTAAGTGCTATCGGTCTCTCTAATGGAATTAAAAAAGAAAAATGAAATTCATATTAGTTTCTTTGATCTGCATTCCAATTTTTGTGCAGGTTAGTGCATTTATTATTTTCACAATAATGCACGAATCAAATATAGAACTTGCAACTCCAAACTGAGGGTCATCAAGACCCTCTTTTTTTATGCAACGTTGGAATCAACGCCAGGAGTATTACCGATTACTCCTTGATCAACACCACCTACAGTTCCACCAGAAATTATACCCCTATTTTGAAGTCCTCTCTGTTGTGCTGCTGCTTCACTTAAAGCATCATTATTAATTCCAGTTCCAGAGTTTCCTCCAATAAGAGCTGCCTTTCCTGATAGAGCCCAGGTTGGAATACCACCAAATCCAGTGGAACTTGCACCAAAACTAGTTCCAGAAAAATCTGTTCCAGGTTCTGCGCTACCAGTATAGAAAGAATTACTAAGTTTATTGTTATTAAAGATTGCTTGCTCAGCTGGAGTTAATGCTTGAAGTGAAGCATATGATAGTGTAGATGATTGCTCCCCAGGTTCTCCAGGCATATTATCAATATAATATCTCAAGTAAGAAAATGATACTGTAACCTTAAGCAACTGGGAAGATTCATAGGATACTGGCATAGAACTAACTGCTATTGGAAATGCAGCAACAAAATTATACGTCAGATTCGCATTTAGATCTGTGTATGTATTATTTTTACCAGTTCTTTCAAACTTAGTAATTTTTAAATATCCATAATATTCAACAGGATATTTTACTTGATAAAAGAAATTTTCATCTTTAATACTATTATCACCAGAAATGGATTCATTAGTTACAAACTTCATCCAAGTTTCAAAAAATCTAACAGAAGCATATGGGTCTATAGGATCAATATCAACATAAAAAGTTAAATCAATACGATCATCATAAACTCTTCTATAAACGTGTCTTTCAGTAACACCAGTCCTATCTCCAGTCAGTTCGTGAGTGGCAAAGGAAGAACCGGGAAGAAGTGCTTCGGAACAAGCTAACTGAATTTTATCTTGACTTATATTCCAATTAAGTTTATTTTGCTGTAGATAACTAGTAAACTGACTACTAGAATTGCCATCTTTATCTCTTGATGGGATGCCAATATAGACCTCATAATGAGATGTTAATGCAGGTCTAAGTAGATTTGCTTTAACGTCTGAAACAGACCTTATCCTAGGCATTTATAAATAATTTTTACTTTATATATTATGTATGGCAGAAAGTCTCAAGAGTAAATACAAACCTTCATACCCAGCAAAATATAAAGGAGATCCCAATAATATCATTTGCAGAAGCAGTTGGGAAAGAAAGTTTTGTTACTATTGCGATCATAATGAGAACATTATAGAGTGGGGATCGGAAGAATTTTGGATTCCTTACCTATCTCCAGTAGATAATCGAGTTCATAGATATTTTCCAGACTTCATTATCAAAGTAAAAGAAAAAACAGGTCAAATAAAGACATACGTAATAGAAGTAAAACCAAAAAAACAAACACAAGCTCCACAGAAAAAAACAAGAGCAACAAAGTCATACATATATGAGTGTAAGACATATGCTGTAAATCAAGCGAAGTGGAAAGCAGCAGACGAATTTTGTAAAGATCGCCTTATAGAGTTTAAAATTATCACCGAAGAGGACCTGAGGATTAAGTAATGGCAGAAGGTTTCGGTCAGTATAAAGGAACAGGAACATCAAGAACAAGGGAACTTTTTAAAAGAATTGAAGAACTTGGACTGAATGATCCTGAGGATATAATGGTGATGATTATGGAAGTCTTTAAAGAGGAAGTATTATATCCAGAACCAGGAAAATTTTATACCTTCATTTATAAACCAAAAACTCCTGACATTGAATACGATCAACATCCACTCATAGCTTGTACATCATTAGAAAGATGGGGGTTTAAGGGGATTAACTTTCATTGGAGAAAGGGTAGACAATATACTTGGGAAGAGGTTATTGGAAAACTTCACGTCGTAAAGAATACTGAATTGGATGAACTTCTATCTCTACAATATGGAAAGTTCCGTCTAAATAAATAAAAAACCCATATCTGATGGCAACGCAAACAATAACTAGCGATCCGATATTAACTCCTGTTGGAACATCTGGAAGTAAATTACAAACCAAAACAGTAACTACTTACGAAGTAGATGGTAATGGAAAAATAATTCCAGGGACAGCAAAAACAGAAATACTTTATAATAACTCAACAATACCACTTGTACAAAATTTTGTACCAGCTGCCGCTTCTACTGATGGTGGAAAAACTTGGGATACAACTTCACAAAGATATCTTGATATTAATGGTAAACCAAACTTTGGTGCAGATGCAGTTAAATCATTAAACCAAGGAGCTTTAAAAACAAATACTCAGAATCAAATAAAAACATCGGCAGAAAAACAAGGTAAATTACCAGAATCTGAAGTTGCCAAATTAGCAGATAGTGCAAAAAATCAAAGCACACCAGAAGCACCTGGAGTTTCTGAAGATACAGCAGTAGGAGTTGATCCCAAAAACGCAGAAAAGGGATTGGGAGAAAATCTCAAATATCCATTAGATATGAATACAAGACAAGATTGTATTGTATTCACTATGAAAGAATCTAATCCAAGAGCATTGGGAGAAGGGGCGGCAGGTCCTTTCAGTATTGGTCAAAGAACAAATACTGATAAAAGATTAGGATCGGTAAGACTTCCAATATCAGGTGCCATTGTTGATGCAAATACAGTTGGATGGGGTCAAGATGATTTAGATCCATTTCAAATGGCAGCAGCAAAAATATTCAGAGATGGTGCTCTAAAAGGATTAAATACCGTAGGAGAAAATCTACAAAGGTCATCAGATCAAATATCAAATAATAGTGAATCTGTGAAACAAGCTGCTGTAAGTTTTTTAAATGCAGAAGCAATAGGAAAACCAGTTAATAATCTTTTGTCAAGAACAACAGGTGCTATCATAAACCCAAATGTAGAACTTTTATTCAATGGAGTATCTTTAAGACCTTTTAATTTTTCATTTAAAATGTCTGCTAGAACTCAAAAAGAAGCACTAATTATTAAACAAATAATTTACTTCTTTAAAAAAGGAATGGCAGCAAAGCAAACAAAAAGTGGATTTTTCTTAAAGAAACCATATGTATTTGATATTGAATATCTACATAATGGACAAAAGCATCCAGGTATGAACCTAATTAAACAATGTGCTCTGCAAAACTTTGGTGTTAATTATGTACCAGATGCTCAATATGCAGCACACGAAGATGGAAATATGACATCATATGAAATAACAATGCAATTTACAGAACTCGATCCCCTGTACTTTGATGATTATGATGGCAATCACCCAATAGGTTACTAAAAATGGCAAGACCCTATTTCAGACAAGTACCAAACTTTGACTACGTAAGTAGACTCACCGAGTCTAAAAACATTTCAGACTATGTACCTGTAAAAAATCTTTTCAAAAGAGCAAAACTGCGTCCTGATATTGAAGGAAATTTAGCATACTTTCAAAACTATACAATCATTGGTGATGAAAGGCCAGACAACGTTGCCAATAAATTTTATGATGATTCAACATTGGATTGGTTGATTTTAATATCAAATAATATTGTAAATATTCAAACAGAGTGGCCATTACCACAAAGAGCATTTGATGAATACCTAAAGAATAAGTATGGTATCGGATTAAATACTGAAGAAGAAATTTATAACAACATCTTCAATGGTGTGCATCATTATGAAACCAAAGAAGTAAGAAACAATTCAGGAACTATTATTGTTCCTGCCGGAATTAGAGTTCCTGAAGATTATAAAGTAAGTTACTTTGATTATAACTTAGATCGATATATTGATGTTTTAAATGTTGCTCAAGAAGTAACCAACTATCAATATGAAGAAGAACTGCAAAATAATAAAAGAACAATCCTAGTTCTCAAACCAGAATATTTGAGAATAGTGTTTGATGATATTGAGAGACTAATGCCATATAAAAAAGGTTCCAGTCAATACGTGACTGGAACCTTGAAGAGAGGACAGAATATTAGACTTTATGAATGATCACTCTTCAGCAAGACGCTGGAAATAAGAAAGTGCATCATCTTCATCTTCATCATTAGAAGAACTCACTACTGGAAGTTCGGGTTCAGGACGACGTGAGGTAAAATCGGGAGTATAAGTACCGCGATCATTATCTTCATCGTCAACTTCTTCGTCAAGACGAGGACGAGGAGTAGACTTTTGACCAAGAACATACTTTAGACGCTTCTCAAGATCTTCATAAGATTTGAATTGGTCAGCAGCAGTTACTGCAGTGAGGGAGTATTCTTTTTTCCATACCGATTCCATTGCATCATCATCATTCAGAAGAGGAGCAACACGATCAAACTCAGACTTATCATAGTTCCAATAACCATCTTTCTTAACTAGCTTCAGTTTGAAGTTAGCACCTTGCCAGAAGTCAAAAGGATTGATGGGTTCTTCATCTTCAAACTCAGGTTGCATTGCTTCCATAATCTTATCAAAGATCTTCTTACCATATTTGAAGAGGAAGACCTTACCTTCGTTTTGAGGATTAGCAGGATCCTTAACAACGTAAATGTTACTATAGTAAGACAGTTTACGCTTCTGCTTACGGACTGTTTCTTTGTCCTTTTCACTACCACTGTTCCAGAGTTCACGATTGTGCTCAGAGACAGGATCTTTTTGACCAAGAGTGGTCAGAGAGTTTTCGATATACCAACCACCAGGTCCTTGGAAGGCATGAGTATAAAGTTTTGCCCAAGGAAGTTCTTCTCCCTCAGGAGCAGGAAGAAAACGGATGACAGCATAACCATTACCAGTCTTATCCATTTCTGGTTTCCAAAGACGCTCATCAGCACCATTGGAAGTTGTATTCATCTTCTCAACTTCTTTTACCAGTTTCTGGGTAAGAGAGCCAATAGAAGACTGTTTTTTAAGATCAGCAAAAGACATTAGATTACCTCGGATTGTGTACAGATTTGGCTTGTGTGTACCTTGTTATTCTACAGGTCCGAACCAGTTTTGTCAATCTGGTCCTTCATCACCTCAAGCATTTTTGACATGTTGTTGAAAATTACATTCATATCAACATTAGGGGGAAGTCCCATCATTGAAGCAGACTCAGCAATACGTTCTTTCATAACAACTGCTTCTGGATCATCAGAGAGACTTAGACGAGTATACAGAATTTTTTGTTTATCAAGAAGTCTTTCAAGAATTTCTACGTGATGAAGTTTTTCTTCCTTATTCATCGTAGAAAATTTAAAGACGTTTTGATAAACTTCTTCTTGTAGTTCTCCAATTTCAGTCATCTCGGCACGGACGACTTCGGAATTAAAAAAACTCATTTATCCCTCAAAACAATTTCTCTCAAAATATTCTTATAACGTG